CTGCTGGCACTACTCAGATAAGCATGGGTGCTGGCGGTGGTGACAATGTTTCTATCAATGTATCAACAAATCTAAACGGCACTAATGCCCAGATTGACATAAGCCCAACTGGAACGGGTCATGTCCATATCAAACCTACTGGTGTTAACTCTATTGAAATTGCGCCTACTTTTGCTGGCGATATAGACAACATGATAATAGGTGCAATAACACCTAAGAATGGTAGTTTTGTAGATTTAAGTGTAACTGGCACAACAAGTTTTGATGGCAGTCAAGGCAATATAGGGCAAGTATTAACTTCTGCTGGCTCTGGAAACACACCTACTTGGACAACGCCTGCTGTTTATGCAAGCGTTACAGATGACACAACTACTAACGCTACCCGCTATCCGCTTTACGCAGACGCTACAAGCGGTAATCTAACAACAGAGTATGTATCCTCTACCAAGCTGCAATTTAACCCGTCTACGGGCGTATTTACATCGACCTCATTCTCTGGCGCGGGTACTGGGTTAACTGGTACGGCTACTAGCCTGTCTATTGGTGGCAACGCAGCTACCGCTACAAGTGCAACATCTGCAACCACAGCGACTAACCTTGCTGGTGGAGTTGCTAATCAGATTCCTTTCCAAAGTGGTGTTGGCGCGACTTCCTTTGTTGTAGCACCGACCACAGCAAGCACAGCATTAACTTGGAGTGGTTCTGCGTTTACTTGGGCAACGGCTGGAACTGCGGTAACGATTAGTGACGATACAACCACAAACGCCACGCGCTATCCATTGTTTGCGGATGCTACAACTGGCACAGTAAGCACCGAATATGTAAGTTCAACCAAACTTAACTACAACCCAAGCAAAGGCGAATTTAAAACGCCAGCAGTAATTGCATCTAACGGCATTGTGCTAAACGGCACGACTGTTAGCGCAAGTTACACGATAGCAAGCGGTAACAATGGCTTTTCGGTTGGCCCGATAACTGTGGCAAGCGGTCAAGCGGTAACTGTCTCTAGCGGTCAACGCTGGTTAGTTTTGTAAAGGATAACTATGCCATACGGCTCGGTAAATGCAGATTTGATGACCACTTCAGACGGAGTAAGTTCGTCTGGTTTGTATGGGTTTAAGAACCGCATCATCAATGGTGCGATGGTGATTGACCAGCGTAATGCGGGGGCTACTCTTACTTTATCAGGCTCAAGTCAATTTCCAGTAGACCGCTTTGTTGCTTCTAAAGATACGGCTGGTGCAACTTGCACGGCACAACGCTCAACAACTTCTACAACTGGGTTTATCAATAGTTTTTTATGGACTACAACTACGGGGGCAACATCAGGTGCTTCTGATGAAAGTATTATTTGGCAAAACATTGAGGGTTTTAATGTTGCTGACTTGGCATGGGGAACTGCATCAGCCGCAACAGTAACTTTATCGTTTTGGGTAAGAAGTTCATTAACAGGAACATTTGGTGTTGCATTTAGGTCACCATCAGGCTCTCGTAATTATGTTAGTTCTTACACCATAAATACTGCAAACACATTTGAATACAAAACTATAACTGTTGCTGGTGATACCACGGGAACATGGGCTACTGACAACAGCACAGGTCTCCGTATTAATTGGGATATGGGTTGCGGAACAAGTAAATCAACAACTGCTGGGTCATGGGGTGCTGGTAACTTGCCTGGTCTTACTGGCGGTGTAAAAGTATCTCAAAATACTGGCGCAACCTTCTACATTACAGGCGTACAACTAGAAAAGGGCAGTACCGCAACATCGTTTGATTATCGGCCTTATGGTACTGAGTTGCAGTTATGTCAGAGATATTTTCAAATCTTTGTAAACAATACAGGAGTGGCAAACAGCACCACAGGATTTAGAGTGCCAGCGCCATTACAAACGCCAATGAGGGCAACACCAACAGTTAGTTCTACTGGTGTTCTTTCAATTAACTATCCAGGCGTGACGGGGCATATACAAAGCAGTACGGGAGTTTCTATCGACTCAGGAAATGCAAATGGAGTTGTCGTGCAATGCGATAACTTTAGTGGATTAACTGCTCAACGAGTGTATTTACTTTATAGAGACGGCACAACTCCCAATTCAATCTTATTTTCTTCGGAACTTTAATATGTATAAATTACACAAAAACGATAGTGGAAATGTAGTATCTGTAACATTCAATGGCATGGGAATCCCATTTGACCCCGCTAACACAGACTACATCGCCTATTTAGCGTGGGTGGCTGAAGGCAATACGCCTACTCCCGCAGACGAAGGAACACAATAATGGCTTCAACTATCAATGGCACAAGCACAGGAAATGGCGGTCTTATCTCTACGGGAGATGACAGCGGCATTTTAAACATACAGACAAACGAGACTACTGCGATTACTGTTGATGCTAGTCAAAATGTGGGGATTGGTACTGCTTCGCCAAGTGGGAAATTAAATGTAAGTGATGCAACATCTAGCCAGATAAACATCAATAGTTCTGCCAATGGTGCTACTAGACAAGTATTATTTTCAGCATCATCAAATTCACAAGAAGCACAAATTAGTGCAAACAACAGTACTGGTGAATTAAAGTTTGAATCTGGTAGGTCTGGAACATCTGCTTATTTTCAAACTTTTTACACCAATAATTCAGAGCGTATGCGTATCGACTCTAGCGGTATCGTAAACATAGGATGTACTTCTGGTATCGGTTATGTAACTAGACTTAATTTATCTGTTAATTCTGGAACGAACAAATGGTGCGTTGGCCCGTATACAGGAAATGCAACTGCATTTATTATTTCTGAAAATACAAACTTTGGCGTTTATTTGCCAAATACTTCTGCAACTGCTTGGTCTTCTGCTTCAGACGAAAGACTAAAAGAAAATTTAGTTCCTATTGAAAATGGATTGACTAAAGTTTGTTCTTTGCGTTCTGTAATAGGCAACTTTATTGCAGATGAAGAAAAAACAAAAAAACCATTTTTAATTGCCCAAGATGTACAAGCGGTATTACCAGAAGCAGTAACAGTAACCCCATCTGGAGAGCATTTAGGAATTGCTTACACAGAAACAATACCGCTTCTTGTTGCCGCCATAAAAGAACTAAAAGCAATAAACGACACACAAGCCGAAACATTGACTCAGCAAACTGAGGCAATCAACGCACTAACCGCCCGTATAGTGGCTTTGGAGACAGCATGACTGTAATCATTGATGGAACGGCTGGTATCACATTTCCAGATACATCGGTACAAGCCGTAACTGCACTTAATGCGTCTAACATTTCTAGCGGTACTTTAGGTAGGGCTAGATTGCCTACGGGGTCTGTGTTGCAAGTGGTATCTACTACATTTACAACTCCAGTTACTGTAACAGCAAGTAGCGATACAGATATTGGATTGACTGCCACAATTACACCAAGTAGTGCATCAAATAAAATATTGGTTATTGCTTCCGTTATTATGTATAGTAGTGGCACACCTTCAATAAATGTTACTAGCGGTTGGAACATAAAAACTTCTGCAAATGTAATTGTTATTGGTGGTGCTTTATTTAGTGCTGGACTTTATCAAACTAGCACAACTTTTAATCTTCATTCAACAACTGCAAAACATATACTTCATTCGCCTAATACAACTTCAGCAATTACTTATAAACTAACTGGTAGAGTAAATGGTGCGACATCGGCTACTTTTAACTATACCGAAGGTTCTGATGCGCCATCATCCGTTTTAACCCTTATGGAGATAGCGGCATGAAAAAACATCAAGCAATTATTGCAACTTATCCTAATGTCGTTACTATCCGTGGTGATAAAGCATTTGATGCTGAGGGCAACACAGTCATTTATGACGAGGTAGCAGTCCAATCCTACATTAATGCTAATTCATACATAGCCAAACGCCAAGCGGAATATCCCCCGTTTACTGACTATTTAGATGGCATAGCCAAAGGTGACCAAGCACAGATTAACAAATACATAGCCGACTGCCAAGCGGTTAAGGCTAAATATCCAAAGGGTTGATATGACTACTTACAAATGGAAAATACACGAAATAGACGCTACTGAAGGTCTGATTACAGAAGTCAAATACAGCGTTCTAGCGCGAGACATAGACCTAACAGTAGAAACCGAGGGCTATTGGCGCTTTGGAGACCCTGTTTTGCGTAAGCCCTTGCTAGAAGTGAAGGAAGAAGATGTAATTGCTTGGGTCAAGGCTGACTCTATGCGAGAAGGCGTAAATATAATAGAATCACGCCTAGAGGAACAACTTGCTAATCTTGCCAAAGACAAGGTTAAATTGCCATGGGTTCCCCAAGTTTTTACAGTAAATCTTGGATAAACCATGACGCAACCCATCGACATTATTAGCAGAGCATTAAAAGACATAGGCGCACTAGAGGCTGGTGAAACACCGACTCCAGAAGCTGCGACAGACGCTTTTGATATGCTTAATGACCTTATTGACCAATGGTCAAATGAGGACATGATGGTTTTCAATGTGACAGAGATTATTTTCCCTGTCATAGCGGGTCAGACCCAGTACACGATTGGCCCCGTAGCATCTACCGCTAACTTTATTGGCGCATCTTTCACAGGCTCAATTACTGGTGACATTCTTACTGTTACTACTATTGGCTCTGGCGCTGTTGCCCAAGGTCAGACTTTGAGCGGCACAGGAATCACCACAGGCACTAAGATTGTCGACTTCCTGACGGGCGCTGGCGGTAATGTTAACGAGCAAGGTACATACAAACTCAACATTAGCCAGACAGCTGCATCGACAACGATAACTGCTTACTACGAAAAGCCATTGCAGATTAACTCTGCTTTTGTGCGTATTAACACCACCTCGAATGGTCAACCTATCCTAAATGGTGGGTTGGATTACCCCATTTCTGTGCTTGCCTTGCAAGACTACGAGATGATTGGTTTAAAGACGCTAAACGGCCCTTGGCCAAAGGCGATTTACTTTAATCCTGGCGCTGATACCGGCAACTTGTTTGTGTGGCCAAACCCCTCACAGGGCGAGATGCACTTGTTTGCCAACACTATTTTTAGTAGATACAACACTTTGTATGACGAAATAGTATTGCCACAAGGCTACTCAATGTGTCTTAGATGGTGCTTGGCAGAGCGTTTAATGCCTATGTATGGCAAAGCATCTACTACGCAGATTACTATGATTAACGCTTATGCTGCCCAAGCAAAAGCGACCCTAAAGCGCAATAACATGAGTCCGCTACAAGTGGCAAGATACCCAGATGCTCTGTTGGTAAGCCGTTCAAAAGACGCAGGCTTTATCCTAAATGGGGGCTTTGTCTAAATGGCAGACTTTGGCTTTGTTGGCCCTTCTTACCCTGCGGCTTCGATTTACCAAGACTCTAATGAGTGCATAAACTTTCTTCCAGAAGTTGACCCACTTAAACAGCCTGGTGACCGAGGCGTGGTGGCGCTGTATCCAACGCCTGGACTGACTATTAAAGCCATTTTGCCTAACCAACAAGAGGTTAGGGGCTTACGCACACTATCTGGTGGCACACAGATGTTGGCCGTTTGTGGCGCTTATGTTTATGTGTTTAACAGTTTCTTGACTCCAACAATGATTGGTCAGTTAAACAGCATAACTGGTCGAGTAACCATTTCTGATAACGGAATCAACGCTTATATCGTAGACGGCACATATCGCTATACATGGCGTATTTCTACTGTAACCGCAGCTGTGTTTACAGGCGCTGTGTCTGGTACGACTCTGACTGTTACATCGGTTAATTCTGGCACTTTAGCGGTTGGTCAAAATCTATTTGCTGTGGGGGCGTTACAGGAAACAGTTATAACCGCCCTTGGAACTGGTACAGGCGGTACGGG